TACACAAACTCTACGCACAAGAAAGGATGGCGTAGGTAAGTATGGTCGAATCCTTGGTGAGTTTCTTGTTGAGTATGAATTGGAAAATACTACTATCAAATCAACAGTTAATGACGAACTCATCAAGTCATATAATGCAGTAAAATACTTTGGTCAATCTAAGGATGATATTGAAGAAGAGCATATAAAGAATAGGTCATTGGTAAAATTAGATGGCTGATGTAACCTACCTTGGTAATCCTAATCTCAAGAAGGCCAATATTCAGCAGTCTTGGACAAAGGAACAACTTAAAGAGTATTCTTTGTGTATGGAAGACCCGCAATACTTCATAGAGAACTACGTTAAGATTGTTTCTCTGGATGAAGGTCTTGTGCCTTTTAAGATGTATGACTTTCAAAAGGAGATGGTAGGCACATTTCATAATAACCGTTTCACCATTTGTAAACTACCCAGACAATCTGGTAAGTCTACTGTTATGATTTCATATTTACTTCACTATGCACTTTTCAATCCAAGTGTGAATATTGCAATTCTTGCAAATAAGGCTGCAACTGCTAGAGACTTACTATCACGTTTGCAACTTGCGTATGAACATCTACCCAAGTGGTTGCAACAGGGTGTGATGTCATGGAACAAAGGTTCCTTGGAGTTAGAAAATGGTTCAAAAATTCTTGCATCATCTACTAGTGCTAGTGCCGTTCGTGGCGGTAGTTATAATATTATTTTCCTTGATGAGTTTGCTTACGTCCCTTCGAATGTAGCCGAGCAGTTCTTCAGTTCAGTGTATCCTACGATTTCATCTGGTAAGACTACCAAGGTGATGATTGTTTCCACGCCACATGGTATGAATATGTTCTACAAGTTGTGGGTAGACGCCGAAGAAGGTCGCAACACCTATATTCCTATTGAGGTTCATTGGAGTGAAGTTCCTGGCAGAGATGAGAAGTGGAAAGAGGAAACAATTAAGAATACCTCTCAAGCACAGTTCAACACAGAATTTGAGTGTGAATTTTTGGGCTCTATCAACACACTGATTGCACCATCTAAGCTTAAACAATTGACATATAGAACACCAAAACAATCTAACGCTGGTCTTGATATTCATGTTTCACCGCAAGAGGGACGCACATATGTTCTAGTTGCAGATGTTTCACGGGGAACAAAAAACGATTACTCGGCATTTGTGGTTGTAGATGTTAGCGAGATACCTTATAAGGTAGTGGCAAAGTTTAGGGATAACGAACTAAAACCTCTCATATTCCCATCTAAAATCTATGACATTGCACGAGCATATAATCAGGCATATGTATTGATTGAGGTCAATGACATAGGAGAGCAGGTCGCTAATGCGATGCAGTTTGACTTGGAGTATGACAACCTTATTATGGCTAGTATGCGTGGGCGTGCGGGACAGGTCATTGGAGCAGGCTTCTCTGGTGGTAGAGCGCAATTAGGGGTAAGGACAACTAAAGCAGTTAAGAAGATTGGTTGTTCAAACCTCAAACAGTTGGTTGAAGATAATAAAATCATTGTTGAGGATTATGACATCATCAACGAGCTCTCTACATTTATTGTGAAGGGGTCATCCTTTGAGGCAGATGATGGGTGTAACGATGACTTGGTTGCGTGTCTCTTTATTTTTGCGTGGCTTACAGATCAAACATATTTCAAAGAACTTACTAATAACGATATTCGACGGGTGATGATGAACGAACAACAGGATATGCTGGAACAGGATATGGCACCCTTTGGTTTCATTATAAATGGTCTTGAGGATGAGAATATTGGTGAGATGGTAGACGAATATGGAACCCGTTGGTCACCTATTATCAGAGACTCCAGTAGAAGTTGGTAATTTCCTAAATAAATTCTATTAGGTCATGGTGTTTCTTGATATAACAATTGTAACAAAGAATGACAGATTGATCAATTAGGTGGAATACCTCTTTGCGGCTGTCGTCACTAGTTCCAACTCTTTTAGATACTTTGCGTATCTCTGCATCATGGGGCCAGAATTTGAGACAGACATGCTCGGACTCTCCACAGTGAATACATGATTTCTGTGTGAGAAATTCATTTAAAAGAAACACTCGTTTCTGATAATTTTTTCGTGAAACTTTTTTGATAGTGTCTTTATATTTTATATAATGGTCATTCATAATTCTATTTATATGATATAACACTTATAAAAACTGAGTTGTGTAAAAGATGTTTTTTATAAATATCTGTATAACAATAACAACTCTTTAAGATAGGAGTAAAGACATGGGATTCTTAGTTTCACCCGGCGTACACGTTAGGGAAATCGATCTTACAAATGTTGTTCCTGCTGTATCTACGTCTATCGGTGCCATCGCCGGTCCTTTTCAAAAAGGTCCAGTAAGTTCTGTCACCGCTATTAATTCGGAAGAACAGCTGTTACAAACATTTGGTAAGCCAAACAGTTCAAATTTTGAGTTTTGGTTCACCGCTGCAAACTTCTTGCAGTATGGTGACGCACTCAGGGTGGTTCGTGCAGAATCAACCGTTGTAAACGCTGGTGCAACCAGTGGTATCCTCATTCGTGACGATGACCATTATGAGGCCAGTTTCTCCACAGGACAAGGTTCTCATGGTGAGTGGACTGCTCGAACCGCTGGTACTTGGGGTAACTCAATCGGTGTGGATATCTGTGGTAGCGCCCGAGCATTTTCACAACAACTTGGTTCTCTTAACCTAGTTAATGGTGCTGGCGCTGTTGGTGATTTGGAAATCACAGTTGATGACCAAAATGCAACAGATGCGTCAATCATAATCGGGGACATCATTCAGTTCTACGATGCAAGTGCTATCGTTTCAGTAGTTAACGGTGCAATTACAGTTGCATCTAAAACTCTTACTCTTGATGGTGGAACTGGTGCTCTTGCAGCTGGCCAACGTGTGATTGGTGCTGGTATTTCAGACGGTGACGAAGTTGTTAAGATTGCATCAGTAACTTCTCAGAGTGGTGGTGCTGGTTCGGTTATCGGCGTTGTTGTTTTAGATAAAGCAATTACAGTTGCAAACGATATTCCTCTGGTGCTTTCAGCAGCTGCTGGTCATGACAAAGTAGAAACAGGTAACGTAGAGTACGAAGTTACTGCGATTTCCTCCGAAACTCTCACCATTCGGGTTCTTGATGACCCAGCTGGTGGTGGTCTTCAGACGATTATTCCTGATAACTCTCTCATTCGCCGACGTTGGCGTTTCAGTGACCTCTTTGACAGTGCTCCCGGCACATCCGATTGGGCAACTGCAAACGCTCGGGGTGAACTAGATGAATTGCATGTTGCAGTTTATGATAAAACTGGAGACATTACAGGTTACGATGTTGATGTTAAAGGACAACGTACAAGCTCGGTTATCGAAGTGTTCCCTGCTATGTCTAAAAACTCAGCTGCGAAGACAACACAGGGTGGAAATAACTACTATGCAGATGTTATCTTCCGTAGTTCTGGATTTATTTACTGGACAGATCACATCTCTGGCGGTACTAACTGGGGTACAGACATTGCAACAGGTACAGACTACACATTAGTATCTGGTGTTAATGTTGACACTCTGTCAGGTGGATTGGATGATTACTCCGTTACTGCTGGTGAGATAGAAATTGCTTATGACAAGTTTGCTGACACAGAAAACCTTGACATCAACCTCGTATTAGGTGGACCAAGTTCTGCTGTTGCAGATACAGAAGCTGGTCAGGATACACACGTTACAATGATCACAGACCTTTGTGAATTGCGTAGGGATTGTGTTGGTTTTGCATCACCTTATCGTGCTGCAACAGTCGGTGTTACATCATCCATCACTCAGACGACAAATGTAAAAAACGCATTTGATAAGTGCCCATCATCTTCGTACATGGTATTCGATAGTGGATACAAGTACATGTATGATAAGTACAACGATGTATATCGTCATGTTCCTTTGAACGGTGATACTGCTGGTCTTTGTGCATTTACAGATAGTATTGCAGACCCTTGGTTCTCACCAGCGGGTTACAATCGTGGTGGTGTTCGTAGTGCAATCAAACTTTCTTATAACCCACAGAAAGCAGATCGTGACATCCTCTATAAGGCTCGGATCAACCCAGTTGTTGATTTCCCCGGCCAAGGTGTTACACTCTTTGGTGATAAGACTGCTCTCACAAAACCAAGTGCATTTGACCGCATTAACGTGCGCCGACTGTTCCTTGTTCTTGAAAAAGCAATTGCCACTGCTGCTAAGTTCCAACTCTTTGAATTCAACGATGAGTTTACAAGAGCTCAGTTTCGTAATCTGGTAGAACCCTTCTTGAGAGATGTACAGGGTCGTAGAGGTATTTTTGACTTTAAGGTAGTTTGTGATTCAACTAATAATACTGGTGAGGTCATTGACCGAAACGAGTTTATTGGAGACATCTATATCAAGCCTGCTAGGGCAATCAACTTTATTACACTAAACTTCATCGCCGTTCGAACTGGTGTTGCGTTTAGTGAGGTAGGAGGTTAATCATGGCAAACATAGATGATTTCAAAGCTAATCTAATCGGTGGTGGTGCAAGAGCTAATCAGTTTCGTGTCACCATCACTCCACCATCAGGTATCGCAATTGGTCTTGATACTCGTAGAACTTCGTTTCTTGTAAAAGGTGCGGCACTACCAACCCGTGCAATCACTGAAATTGAATTGAAATTCCGTGGTCGTACAATCTTCATGGCGGGTGATGCCGCTGTTCCAGAAGCTTGGGAAACTACATTTCTTAATGACACTGACTTTATGATTAAAAATGCAATTGAACGCTGGTCAAACGGTATCAATGATTTTGCTCTTAATACTGGTGTTGTATCTCCCTCTGACTATCAGACAGACTTGACTGTTGAACAACTGGATCGTGATGAAACAGTTCTGAAGACATATATTCTTCGTAACTGTTGGCCAACGACAAGTGGTTCTGCAATTGAACTGAGTATGGATACAGAAAGTGCAGTTGAAGAATTCTCAGTTTCTTGGAGATATCAACACTTTGAAGCTTCTGGCGTTAACTTCTAATTTGAACCTACTAAATAGACAGTAGGAGATAAAAAGATTATGGCACAACTATTCGGATTTACAATACAGAAGGCATTAAAGGATCAAGGGGCCCGTGAAAAAACTTTCACGGACTCCTCTTCTGATGATGGCGCAACTGAGATTGCTGGCGGCGGTTTCTTTTCATCTGTTTTAGATACAGATGGACGGGAGAAAAATGACCTTGACCTCATTCGCCGTTATAGAGACATTTCGATGCAATCGGAGTGTGATGCTGCGATTGAAGATATTGTAAATGAAGGTATTATTTCAAACCTTAATGACATTCCTGTTAATATAGATTTACACAATCTACCTTATTCAGAAAAAATTAAAACTAGAATTAGAGCAGAATTTAGTGAAGTCCTAAGGCTTCTCAATTTTGGTGAAAAGGGTCACGATATTTTTCGTCGGTGGTATATCGACGGACGGATTTACTATCACAAAATTATTGATTCTAAAGACCCAAAGAGGGGTCTTCAACAGTTAAGACATATTGATCCTACTAAGATTCGTAAAGTTAAAGAGACACAAAAAGACCCTGATCCAAAGAATCATGGTATTGAAATGGTAACAAAAGTAGATGAATATTTCATCTATAATGACAAGGGATTTGCATCTAGTTCTGGCTCAGGAAATAATCAAGGTATTAGGATTGCTTCTGATTCAGTTGCGTATGTTCCATCAGGCCTACTTGATTACAACTCTGGTAGAGTTATCTCTTATTTACATAAGGCAATCAAACCAGTTAACCAGTTGCGTATGATTGAAGATGCGATTGTTATCTATCGTATCTCTCGCGCACCAGAACGTAGGATTTTCTATATTGATGTTGGTAATCTACCAAAGGTCAAAGCAGAACAGTATCTAAAAGATGTTATGAACCGTTATCGTAATAAGCTTGTCTATGATGCATCGACAGGTGAAATTCGGGACGACAGAAATCATATGAGTATGTTGGAGGATTTCTGGCTTCCACGGCGTGAGGGTGGTAGAGGAACGGAGATTACTACTCTGCCCGGCGGTTCTAATCTAGGGGAGATTGATGACATCGTATATTTCCAACGAAAACTATACCGTTCCCTCAATGTGCCAATCAGTAGGCTCGAAGCAGAAAATGGGTTCAGTATGGGAAGGGCTTCAGAGATTACCCGTGACGAACTTAAATTTACCAAGTTTGTTCAACGGATTCGAAAGAAATTCACTCCCTTGTTCACTGACTTGCTCAAGACTAACCTACTCCTTAAAGGTGTAATCTCACCAGAAGACTGGCCGAGGATGCAAGAGCATATTCAGTATGACTTCATGGAAGATGGCCACTTTGCAGAGTTGAAGGATGCAGAACTTCTAAATGATCGAATTAGCACACTTGATTCTATTCAGTCATATATTGGTACATTCTTTAGTAAAGAGTATGTGTTGAGGAAGGTTCTAAATCTTACTGATGCACAAATTAAAGAAATGCGTGACCAGATTGCTACAGAACTTAAAACTGATCCAATGGACGGTGGAGTTTCATTACCAGATAATGGTGACGGTATTACACGTTATCCACAGGGTGGTGATGGTGGTGTTATTTCGCCAGAACAGATGCCAGACTATGAGGAACCAGAACAAGATGGTGTTCCAGATGATACCGTAAGATTCGGTAATAAAGGAGATGAATAATGAGTAGAGATTTTGTAGATTCAATTTCAAAGGGTGATAATATTGGAGCAGAAACCGCATTTAATGTTGCGATGGCTGCAAAGGTTGGTGATGCATTGGAGATTAAACGCAAGGAAGTATCAAAGACTTTTGTTAATTCAAGTGTGGAAACAAATGAAACGGATTGAGGAAATCTATAAATCTACGGTTGTAGAGAGAGATGAGCATAAGAAATCAAATCAATATAAGCGTCTTTCGCCTAAAATGAAGGATGCTGTAGACAATTTGTTTAAAAAAATGGATGCGAAACCTTCGGATTTCCTAAATAGTTTTGAAAGAACAATTACTGATGTATCTAAGAAATATAAAGTTCCTGAGAGGGAACTTCTTGGATATTTTGAAAAAGAAATGTTAGCGATCTAGGGGATAAGAATGGCTATTGTTACAAGAATACTCAGAGATACTGTCGTTAATGCACCCGGCGCTGGTGGAACAGTTACAATTAAAGTTGATATCGAAGATGATGCTGCAGCAGATGGTGCTATTTTAGATGCAAGTGCTCTGAGTGGCCATGCGGACGGTGCAAAACTACATATCGCCAGAATTTGGTGGGCATTGACTCAAGGTAGTGCTGATGATGATACTGGTCATGTTGAAATTCAAGAAGTATCTTCTGGAACAGATATTGTTCAGATTAGACTTGCCGGAACTGGACACTATGATGGTTCTGCTGGCGTTATCCCCGGCACTGCTGCAAACACAACCGAAACTTCTGGTAACCATCAAATAACTACTTTTGGTACATCTGGTTTTGTTATCATCGAATTCAAAAAAGACGAAAACTATACAGCGTAAGGATAGAACAATGAAACTATTTTCAGAGGCAGTCGAAGACGTAGAGTATATCTGCGAAGCAAAGGAAGACGGTAGTAAGTCCTACAAGATTCGTGGTATCTTTATGCAGGCTGACATCAAGAACCGTAATGGTCGGGTGTATCCTATGGAAAT